TCAATTACCTTTCAAAACTTCACTCGGGACAAAAAACTCTGCATACTTCTCGAACGAAAACTCAACCATTTCTTCCGGCATGTTCAAACGGTTCTTCGCGCGGACTCCCGCCGTTGGCTGAGTCCTGACAAAACGCTCGCTGCCACCCGCCGCGATGTTTCGAGTGCGATTAAATCCGGTGTCTTCTTTGACTGCGTAAGTCCGGAACGATCCGAAGAAAACTTCCTGACACCAATCGCAAAGCAGATCACGAGCGAACTCACAGACGGACGGCTCCCACCGCTCATAGGACGGTGCATCTGGCGGAGTGATCTTCACGGCTTCACTGTGTGCCAGCAGAATGATTCCAAGCCCGCGTTCGGTGTGCAGCCAATCCAGTTGAAACTTGATCTTGTCCCACATGGCCTCAATGAACTTGTTGCCCTTGCCATAGCTAAATTTATCGTCGGCCATGCTTTCGACGTTCTTCTCTTTGCAGATCTGCTTTTCGATGATCCTCTGCAAAGCGTCGATCGTATCAATGGCAATCCAGCGATAAGGGAACTCACCTTTTGCGGCCGCTGTGTCGCAATGCAACCAAAACTCCTGCCACTCGTCCCACGTTCGAATCGGGGGCGTCTTATCCATGTCAACGTCTCGATCGTCTTCGAGATTCGCCAACAGTGCCCCACCAAATGCCTGCGAGGCAAAAGTTGTCTTTCCAATAAAATTCGTCCCATGAAACAGAACGCGACGTGGTCCGCCCTGTTTACCTTTCAAGATCTTCACTGCTCTTTTCTCCGCTCTAAATGACACTTAGAACACAACACTCTCAACCCATCCGATTCGCAGAACAGCCGATCAGCGAACACGCTCAGATCGGCAAATGATTTCAGTGAGCCACAGGGCTCGATGTGATCGACTTCAACTTCCTTGCGTGCGAACCATTGGTCGCAACGTTCGCATAGAAACTCCCATTTCAGTCGTTTGTTGTCGCTCTGGCTTTTGCGTTTCACTCGTTCCAGTGCATGACGAACTAACGGAGGCCATCGACGTGACAACTGACGAAGACCGGAGCGGATAAATCCCCAAAACGCAGCTTCAGTCCACTCACCACCGGCGCGAGTTCGGGGGACTCTGTCAGTCTTTGCTTTGCGGCTCATCCCTGCCCCCTCAAAACGCCGTGACCGCCTGGCAACATCCGCGTCGAACACTCACGAATCTGTGACGGCCGATACAAGCCTTTGTTCTCTGGAAGATCAGGCCGTTCCATGCGGATCGATTCCGCCAGCCCGATCGTTGTTTCCGTGCCCCAAATCTCTTCGAGCGATGGATCTCTGGTCATTGGCTTGCGATCGGTAGGCATGTGCAGCCGCTTAGATTTTCTTTTTGCCATCTCTCGCAATCGCCTCCGAAACTTCCCTGCGATGAACGGACACATCTTTTGGGGCTTCGATTCCGAGGCGAACCTTGTCGCCTCGTATCTCGATAATCTTTACCACGACTGAATCACCGATCAGGATGTCTTCTTCAGTTTTCCGGCTAAGCACTAGCATTATTCGCTCCGTCTAATTAAGGAAAAAACCTGCGAACGGCTTTGACGAACTCTTGACCACGCCACCGCTGGCGAGCCGTTCGCAGGAGTAAAAATCAGAGCCTGACCCGCCTTCTTGGCTGCGGGGGCCAGCCGTCAGAATCCAATCTGATTGGCCAGGCTCTGAGGGAGTAAAATCCGGTGAACCCTTGCTCTCGCCGGTTAGTACGTTGGCGGGTAGTTGTCTCTCGCCCACTTGTTTCCTCGCTTGATCTGGCTTCGCTCGTCAGCGAGCTGCGATGATCCGGCCGCAAACCATGCCAGGACGATCAGTAACGCTGTTGCGATGATTTCATTGAGCATTTGCCAGTCTCCTTTGCTTTGCCGCCTCGACATGAGCGTCCTGAGCTTTTTTGATTCGCTCCCGAGCCATCTCACGACGCAGGCAGCCGCATGATTTCGTTCCGCCACTCTGAATGCGCGATCGATGGGTGTCAACAATCTCACCGCATGAACAACGGCACCGCCAAACCTGATACCCACCAGCGTTGTCCCACTGCGATACGGTAAACATGTAACGGATCACCGTGAGCCGCGACCCTGCTGGCGGGATCGGTGGTGTTCGTTTTTGCGGTCTGCCGATGTTTGCTGTCATGTCTGCTCCTTTGCTCTAAACGTCATCGCTGATTTACCAGTCACTTCGCACTTGCGATCACCGCATTCTTTTACGAGATCCATCCGGACTAGTTCACGCACGCGCTTGCGGAACGTTTCGATGTTCGCGACGTATTGCTTAGCCGCTTCTTGTGCAGCTTCGTTTGCCGTGATTGGCTTTGGTGCGTCCTTAATGGCTTGAAAAACAAAGTTCTGTAACGTGTTGATTCGCAGCTCTGTTTCGACTGCTGATTTCTGGCTGGTTATTGGGTCTGATTTGCGGGAGATGTTTGCGGGGGCGTCGAAACCGAGGGTTTTCTGTATCACGCTTTCCTCCCCTTAAAATACTTCGCCGCGATCCGCCACAGGACACCCTGCCTCGTCTCGCCGGTCTTCGCTGATTCATCCGCTAGTGGCTTTTGCAGTTCCGGCGGAACACGCAGCAGCAGTTGAGGATTGCCTTTTATCTTTTTTGTCACTTCAGGTTCTCCAGTTCCTTCTTGAGCCGCAAGACTTCGGCGTGGTTGCCGTCGTGCTGAGCGTAGATGATGCGGGCTTGCAGGTTGCGGATTGTTGCGAGTGTTGGCATTTGCGGTGAGCCTTGAAAAGTCGCCAGTCCGGACTTTACGACCGAGAGGAGCAGGACGCCCTGTCTTTGGCTTGTCGTCGCTCATTATGAAAACCACCTTTGTAAAAACACTTCAACGGCTTCTTCCTGCTCATCCGTGTCTCTGCATGGCAGGCGATTCAAGATCGCTTTTGCCGACTCTTCTGTGATGTCCTTGCATTCACCCCGGCAAAGTTCATTCGCGATGATGCTCAACGTTTTTGCGATTCCGTGATGTGCGTTCGCTAAATCTACGATTGCATTGTGAAACCTGATCTTCTCAGCGTGTTGCATAGTTGGCTATGCCTCCCCATAACACGCATCATTCAGCCCGTCGATGTATCCGCCAAGACGCTCAGCATTCGGCCCCTCGACTGGCGTTCTGTGTAAAACTCGCAAGCCGCTAATTGCCACCTCGACATCATTGTGGCCCAGCTTAAAGACAAGGTACTCCGCAACACGCTCTGCAATTGCTGCGTTCGGTGCCGCGTACTGGTATGGTAGCGTTCTTTCTGGATTCAGAATGTATCGCTGCCGCTGCGTGGTCTCAGCCAATAGGTCTGTCAAAATATTTCGCATTGGTCCACACCCCTCGCAAAAGCCAGCCTCCCATTCTTCGAGAGGCTGGCGACATTGTTGACAACTCAGATTTGATTCCCTGACACCATTTCCATCAGTTCGCCGCATGTCTTGGCGACCCACTTTGATTCGTTGTTTCTGAACAGTTCCCATTCTGACTTCCTGCCTTTTCTGTCGCATCGGCCGATTCGGTATTCTCCAGCGAACCACAGCCCTTCTGACTCTGAACATTCCCACTTCACATTTCCGACTGTTCGTGTTTTCGTTGTTGTTGCCATCGTTCTTTTCCTTGCCAGTGGTTTGCGTCTCGGTGCGGGCATGATATCACTATCGGAATTGGCGTCAATGGATGGTGATATCATTTTGCAGGATTGCGGAAAAGATTTTTTTTTGCGTGGGTTTTGTGGGGTATTGCATATGCGCATACCGCCACTTTATCCAGTCCTGTATTACAGCGACTGTCGGATTCAGCCTGTCTTGGTGTTTCGCTCAACAGTGACCGAGGCCTCTGGACTGTCTAGGTTGTCAGTTTGGACATTGCCTAGAAATTTTGGCTCACGCAGTTTGCGACGAATTTCACAGCGGCGGTATTTCTGTGTCCAGTTACCACCAAGACATGACTTTTCTGCACTCACCAAACGCCGACAGCCAGGGCATTGCTGCTCTGGCTGTCATTGTGGATTGTGCGACTACGAATCGCGGTGCATCAGTGTAAGGGAGATGCGGCCCAATAATCAATGGTCAATGCGTTTCGTAGTCGCTACTCGGTTTCCACGCCGAACAGCAAACGCATCTTGACACGGATTGCCAAATCTGTCAATGAGACTTTACCCACGCCCGAAACTCTTTCGACTTACGGCACAGCTCATTCAGCACCGCAATCCCTCCATTGGCTCGACAGAACGCCTCAACCTGCGGATCAAGGCGAACCGTGCAGGTTTTCTTTCGACCTAGCGGGGCTGGTCTCCCAGCCCCTTCGCGTTTACCGCCGATCATGCCTGTGCTCGCAGTCCGTCGTAAAGGTCGCCAATCATGGCATCCACATTGTTTTTCCCCAGAACAAACTCCATAGCCAGCTTCACGTCCATTCCGGCTTCAACCAGAGTCTTGATGCAAGCCGTGAAAACCAGATTCTTGTCAGTCGTTCCGATCATTGCGGCTACTGCGTTGAGCTGTTCTGTTGTGATCATCGTTCTTTTCCTTGCTTGTGTTTGTGTTGCGTTCGACTGATGGAATATTACCATGATCGGCTGATTGTGCAATACACAATCACAAGATTGGAAAAGATTTTTGGAAATACTTCAACACGGTTAGAATGACCGCAGAACGGCTCGCGGCTGGCTAGTCATTTGACATTTCGCCCGTCTGCGTCAATCTTGTTGACCATGAACCCGTCCCGCCGAATCGCCCGTGATCTCAAAGCCTGCATTGTCGCAGGCCCGATTCTGCTGCTGATGATGTGCACCAACGAAGCGAGCCGTACCCGATCGGGTGCGGCCCTCCCATGCTTCGGGTTTGACCAGAGCTATTTATCCGCTCGGTCGGTAACTATGACGGACACAATTATTCTCGCTTGACTTCCGGAACAGAATTTCCGACCCTGGGTGTATGAAACTTTTCGCCCAAATGCTGCTTTGTGTTTTCGTCGGCCTGTCGATCGGCTCCGCGATATCGTGGGAGCGGCATCGATCTGAACTGGTCGAAGTAAAGGTCATCCGCGTCGTGAAGAATCGCGAGGAGTCAACGATCAGGTTTGCCAATAACTCACTTCCGCACACCGTTGTTGAGTACAGGTATATGCGGCAATGGGCTGTTCCAGGTATCGCCGGTGAAGTTGGTGAAGCCATTTACGAACTGCCTCCAGCACAGCCTTAGAGTTCACTATCAACCAATGATCCGTACGCATAAACAAAATCACCTTGCAACCAAGCATAAATCGGATCAGACACGGTAAATGCGTCTTTAGTTCCAAATGGTCGAGACCAGAGTTTTGTGGCATCAGTAACGCTGTAGGCACAAATTCCTTCAGGCGTCGTAAACGGAGTAATGTTCTGCATTTCGATTTCTACGCCGCCTGTCAACACGCCATCGTTGCGATAATCAAACCAGAATCTTGGGATGTATCCACTGCCAGGCGTAAACCCTGCGTCAGTGTAGAACCGAAACAATGGGTTGAATTCGATCAACGCAACTGGATCATTTTCTACTGGTGTCGGATCAAGCCCAAAGTCAATAAGAGCAACGTTACCTGCGCCAAGCAAATCGTTGAGTGCGGTTTCGATTTCTGTTTCCGTTGCGTACCAATCAATCCACGCTGTGTAATTTACTCCCGGCATTCTTTCTATTTTGAAACGAAACTGCTGCGGCTCTGCTGCCCGCGAATTATAGGGCGTTATGAATCTGAAGAACGCTTCGTGATCTGAGGACGATCCGATCGTATCGTAGTACCAGCCACCATCAATTTTCCCCGGAGACTTTGCAAACACCGCAGTACCGTCGGACGCGAACGCTGTAGCCCCGATTCGTAGGTAGTCGCCGTCGGCCCATGTGTCTCGACCGCGATCATTGTATGTGGCGATTGGGCGTCCATTGATGGAACTAAGGTAAGTTAGCTCAAAACCCCACGTTAGATATTTTGACGCATCGCTATCAAACATGGCAGAACTCTGCCAGTTATCTGGCACTGTCAGCGTGCCATAGTGCGTCATAACTTCTGTTCTGGCTGCGTCTGCTACTGAGATCTTTGCTGCGGTCCTATCCCTCACGCCATCGAATCGCTTCGCTCCAATCGGGCACAGGATGTACCCAGATTCACACTGGATTATTTGCGGCATCAGCATTGTTGCATTGCAATACACCTGCCAATTAAATGTCCATTCACCGCTGGCGATTGTCCAGGCTTCGACCACGCTTTCTTTAATTGCGTCTCCGCTATTTCTGCCGATCGGAGTGACGATTACTGAGTTATCTGGGCCCGATCCAATAGCCATAATTCCGAGAACATCCAGCCCAGTCACTGTCGGAAGTGCTGCCGATTCCTCGAACATTTTTGCGGGCGTACGAACAGCAGAATATCCAAATCGGTAGCCGACTGATGATGTGATTCCGCCAGTGCCGGTATCGTAAACTATGGCAGCCGATTTTGTGTTGCGGGTATCTGTGGTCGGATCTCCGCCTGCCGTCAGGTCCACAGTAACAGGGTCAAAACCAAGTGCTGTAGAATACAGAATTGTCAATTCATTGCCTATTACAAAGACGCTATCAGGTATCCCGGAGGCGATTGACATCCAGCCTGTATCTGCTTGGTCTAGTGAAAAGGACTCGATTGCAGCTTCAAGGGCTGCCAAGAACACGGAGGGAATATCTGTAGTGGATACATACGTAAAGTCTGGACCATCGATGAGAGAGAATGTGAATGTAGCTCCTTCCGCAATGGCCGAAACGTTTAACGTAAGGTAGTCGATATCCGTTGCCCAGTTTCCAGTCGTCGAACTCCAGGTTGTCGTGCCACCAACCGCTGACTGCGTGCTTGTCATAGCAATGCCGGAAATATCTCCGGACGATGCCGACCATGTTGCCTCTACCGTGATCGGCAGCAAAGGCCACGGGCCGCCAGTTACAGTTGCTGCCGTGCAATCTGACGTTGCCTCAAACAGTGTTTCAACTTCAGCCGCTGTCGAGTCGTATGGAATCGTGATCGTTTCGTTTGATGTTCGCGTCTTCAAATAAACGTTGCCGCCGATAAGTGCGTGAGCGTGCAGAATGTACGACTTTGTTGCTCCGTTGCTGGTAAACGACAGGAACTCAATAAAGGGGATTCGCTCCCCGACGATGACGTAATCCCCGCCACTCAAGGCTGCCGCGTTTGTCATTCTCAGCCCATTCACCAGCCCGACAGACGTTCCGGTGATCGTATCGCAGAACAGCCCTGTCAGCGTTGCTGATTCGATTGTTGTACCGTCCAGTGAGTCCAACTTAAAAACCGACAAAGGTTCGCAGACGTTTGCAACGAGCGTTGCTGTGTTTCGATTGCCACACGCCGCGTACGTTGGATAATCTCCCGCCGCGATCGCGTATTTGTCCAGCGTCGCCGACAGGTTTGGGACAACTCCAGAAATTGCATCAACGCCGTAGTGATGACGCCAAAGCGAGCCCGGCCCGTACTCCCAGACAGTTGTGCCGTCTGTTTTGTCGATGCACTTGATTGTAATAGCCTGCAGGCGCGGCCCGCGTTGAGAACCAACACCGCAGTGAATCGTCTTGAACTCCCGCCGCGTTGCGTGCCTGCGTGATGTCGCTTGCCGTTCCGGGCTGCCAGTGCATTGCCCTGCGATGATGCGAAACTCACGCCGCGTCATACTGGTGCAACTCCTCGATCGACAATCAGAACTGTGGAAGGCCCGCCAGTCGTAGACATCTCAAAACGGCGCTCCACGATTTGCACGTATCGCCGAGTTGGTGCCGTGCTTGGTGCGGAATCGAGGCTGATTTCTCGCCCCTCTACTTTTGTGATCAGATCCCCGATCTTGTATTCCTTGTGCCAGCCTGGCAATCGGAACTCGCAATCGATCTCCGCGTAGTGGTTTTGATCGCGGATTTTTTCAGCGTAGCTTTCGATCGCAGTGCTATCGTTCCGCTCGTCCGCACTTCCAGTCAGAACAGACGCATAAGCTCCGCTGGACTGCCGCCAGCGTCGCTGAAACTTCTCTGGGGCCAATATCACCTGTTCGTTGACTCGAGCGTTCACAGCCCATGCCTGCTTCGCTGCGTATCCTCGAACGCGGTAATCACTAAAGACTGTGCCCGTGATTCGAAGCCGTCCAGTGCTGCCAGCTTCGTAGATCTCGATCGGAATTTCGTTTCCGTCAAAGTAAATCCCGATTTGATCGGGGCAGAGCTTGATTGTCCAATCGGGTTCTTCTGGCTTCCACGTTGTTCCGCTGTCTGTTGAATACTCAACTTTGACCGGCCGCCGCTGTTTCTTTGCCGTCGTGTCGCTGTCGTTGACTTGATACGTTAGCGGCTCGCCCATCGTCCTGCGGTGCGGTGTCGCGATGGTAAAGACAGACCCGAGATCAGGAACGGAAGGAGTTCGCCCGAGTCGCGATGTAGTGGGATCAATGTCGCCGGCTTCATTCGCCACAAACAGCCGCCACGCCGATTCATTCGAAGCGTATTCCGACCCGTCCCTTTTTGCCAAGTCAGCAGACGCGATTGAGTCGTTCGCAGATGGCCAGGCTGGATAGAGAGGCAGTGTTACTTCGGCCTCTTCAAACTCGCCAAGCACGACAACTTGGTTGAAACTATCCCCGATAGAATTGCTGACAACCAACTGATTGACGTTTGCCGTCGCAGGGTCAACGGTGCCGCCGACCTCTGGCCAGTACAGTTCTTTTTCGTCGCCAGATCCGATCTTGAAAAACACAATCTGTGGTTTTGGTTGCTCGTAATCGATCCAGTGATTGTAGCCGAGCGGAATCAGGATCTTGTCCAGTGCTGCCGGAAGTCGCGTTCCAAGTTCAATCACCACGTTCCGAATCGGTGGCGCACTTGTCAACGTATCGAGATCCACTGAGACCGGGCGAGCAATAAACTCTTCATCAGGATTCAACAGTTCGCACAATGCCTGAACTGCTTCGTACAGATTCCATTCCTCGCGTACCTGCCCCTGATAGGTTTCGCCGACTGATGAATCCGCAATCTCCGGGTGTGTCCACAAATTGCCACTCAGGCCCGTGCCAGTTCGCGTCTTGTCCGATCGGTTGAAAATCGTCTTGTCATCGACGGTCGGATTGAAAACGATGTGGTCAGAAATCTTGCGTTCTGCTGAGTCGATCGCATCCCAAACAAGATACCCGCTGACCGGCTCGCCAAAATGGTACGGCCGCAACTGGCTGGATGCGGTTAGCGTTTCGCTTTCCTGATCAATGCGGAATCCCTCGCCAACATAGTCGCCAAGATGGACCACAGTTCCGTCAGGTTCCGGAAACTTGATCTCGACCATTCGAGCAAATGATGCTGGCTGATCGCGATCTGCTAACGATTCGCTGAGTGAGTATTTCAGATCTGCGTAATCAAGACGGGATCCTGCCGACTGAACTACGATTGAGCAGTAGACATTTTCAAACTCGTCTGCATCGCCTGGCGTTGTTCCGTCTTCCGGCCCGAGCAAAACGGTAAACTCTTCGTATGGCACGAACAGTTCGTCAGCTTCGTTGAAAATGTCTGTGCTCATTTATGCATCCAGAACCATAACGCGAACTTTGACCGCTGCCGTGTTGGCCTTCATATAAAGTACCGTTGTGCCGGTATTCAGTGTGATGATGTTCGGAAGGCCCGTTCCGGTTGGGAATAGCCTCATTGGGTAGACCGTAGTCGCGAAACCGACCTCGCAATAGTTGGTTGCATTCAGGTTCTGCAGAATGCAAATCTTCGGCGTTGTCAGCCCTGTGATTGTGACCGTCGTTTCGGTAGTCGCAATGGTCGGCGATACGTCGAAGATTGCCCCGGTTGTTTGCGTCGTCAGAATCTTGGCTGGCTTAAAGTCAGACCGCAAGAATCCGTTTCGCAGTACCAATGAAATGCTGGTTGTGATTTCATTCGCCATCTGACTTTACCTTTCCAGCGTCACCGAAGCCCGGCTGAGTGATCTTTGCGAACTCCTGCTGCCGGTGTTCGTCAAGACTGCCTTTGCCATCCCATGAAGCGTCAACATCAACGACTGGCTTCAGCACTGGCTCAACCACTGTTTCCGGTTCGACGTGAATCGTATCGTCATCAACTTCGCTCATGATTTCACCTGCCTAAAACTGAGTATGCCTTTGCAATTCCAACCGTTCACGCCTGATCCATCGAGCCACGGATCTTCTTCGGGTGTGAAGCCGTTAAAGATCACGTTCAAAAACTGCAGCCCGTCGACATCAAGCGTGCCGGCCGCGTTGATTTCATCGTTCAACGTGACGATTCCGGCGTGTAGATTCGCGTGAGACGAATAGCCGGTGAGCTGAAGCCAGCAAGTCAGATCCCGGCCGCTCAGCTTTCCCGTCAGGATCACTTCACCAGTTGCCCCGAACCATCGCTGCGTTACTCGCGCGGCATCGTACGGCCCCGGCTTGACGCTGCCGTTTAGATGCGATCCTGTGTCGATTCTTTCGACGTTGTCTTTGTCGGTCAGTGTAATCGTCATGGTGCCGTCGCCGCCGGAAGCGGTGCCTCTTTAGGTCTAACGGCTGGTTGTGGTGGACGCTGTTGGGGGAGTTTGTTGATTTGCTGTATTGCCTCACGAGTCTTCACCTGTTCGTCGCGAAACTCGGTGAATCTGTCAAGCAAACTGTTGATGAGATTGCCTGTGCCTGGCTGGATTGCATTGAGTCCGCTGATAGCGACTCGCCCACCTCGTTCCTCGTCTCTGGCTCGTGCTGCAACATCTAACGCCATTGCACCACCCGGAAGAATAGGAGCCACCGCCCCAGCGACACCGCCGCGGATCACCATCTCCTGCTGTTTCTGCTCAACGATTGCGTCGAGCTCACGGTTCCTCATGTCAATTTCTTGGAGCTTATTGGCGTTCGGCATCATGTCGACAAGCCTCTGATTCTCCAGCCTGTTCCGAGCCGCCTGCATTCCTCCAGATGCTGTCTGAAGATCGGTATTGAATTGATCCCCGTTTTGCTGAGACTTCTGCAGTTCTTGAATTCGCGGAACACTATTTATGAGCAGGCGAGCCGACGCGACGTTTTCCGTTCCGAACATTTTCCCGAGGGCTGCGTTCCGGTCAGCTTCTGGCATCCTGTCCGTGGCCTCTTTGACTGTCTGCAAAACCTGAGTCAGCGACTCGCCGACAAAATCTACCTGCCCCGCATCGACTCCGATTCGCTCAAGGTTTTGCTTGTTCTCTTTCGTCAGATCTCCAGCCTGAAGCTTGTTAACGAAGTTCCGAAGTCCCGTACCAGATTCCGCCGCTGGCAGCACTTCGCGCAATGCAGTAAAGCCAGCCAGAGCTTCGTCGATCTTGATGTTTGCACCCTCAAACACAGACGCATTCTTTGCGAAGTCCTGAAGCTCCGTGAGTTGAAAGTCAGTCTGCTTGAAAAGGCTCTGTGCGGATACGGCAATCTGCTGCAGGTTCTGATTTGTTTTTTCTAATCCGTACGCATTCAACGCTTCCGCAAATGCTGATACCAGTTCATCAGGCGAACCCTGAAAACTACTTGCCTGCATCGTGTTCAGAATTGTCTGCAGTGATCCGGACTGAACAGGATCCTTAAATCCAGATCCAGCCAATTGCGTGGCCGCTTGAAAACCAGATTCGGCAGCGACCCCAGCCTGCGATGACTGCTGAATAACTTTAAGGGATTCCGCTTGCCGTTCCTCGTCCGTCAGCCCAGCCTGAATCTGCATTTTGCGGGCGAGCGTGTCTAGATTAACAGCCTGTTCGGCTCCCCTTGAAACGATATCGCGTTGAGCCTGGGCAACTTTGATCAATGCCGCGTAAAGTGTTCCGCCAGCCGCAGCAGCAACAGCCATTCCGCGTGCAACGTTTGGCCACGGGCTTTCTGCGTCCTGCTTCAATGATCTGTTGGCGTTGTCTAGTGATCGTTTTAGCGCGTCGACTTTCTGCCGTTGCTTTTCAAATTCGGCAGACCCGATTCGCAGCTTTTTCAACTGCTCCTCATTGTCCTTTACCTCTTTTTCAAGACGGTTAAACGATCCGGCCAGATGTATTACCTCTGGTTCGATAGTCTCAACTTCTTTTTTGGCAAGCCTGAGAGATCCACGAAGCTCATCAACCTTCTGTTTCTGTTTGGTGAATTCTGCGGACCCGATCTTCAATCCGTGCAACGCCTTTTCGTTTTCCTTGATCTCTGCCTGCAATGCGTCGAAAGATCCCGTCAGGGCAATCACTGGCGCGTCCAGCGTCTCAATCTGCTTCTTTGCTAGCTTCACTGATTCGCGAAGCTGATCGACAATCGCTTTCTGCTGTTCAAATTCCTGCGTTCCGATCTGCAACGCTTTCAACGCGGCTTCGCTGGCCCTAAGTTCCTGCTCTAGCTTATTGAAGCTTCCGGCCGCTGCGTCTGCACCCTGCTTGGATGTGTCGGTCAGCTTCTGCATTGCTTTTTCTTGACGCTCAATCTTGGCGTCAATCTTCTGGATCGTGTTCAGCATACTCTGTGCTGTTGCGATCCATTCAACGGTTATGATTTCATCCGGCACTGGATGCTCCTCTCTGCAGTCCTAACGTCGAGAGGAATGTATCCATGATGTGATCTCGCCCGGTCCACATGTCGAGACGCACGGCCACTTCTGGCAGCAGCCTGTAATTGACTCGCAGCAACTTTAGCAACCAGTGAATCTGCACAGACGGCTCAACACGGAACACCATGTCGCGAACACCAAACTCCTGCATGTATTCATCACGAATCAGCTTTGCTTCGTCGCACATCCACGAGAACTGGCGGATCGTCTCCCACCTCATCGAGCCGTCATCAGCATAGACGGCCCGCGCGTCGACCGTGTCAGGTGTCGGCAGTTTCCAACGTGATGCCCCGAACTGAACCAGCGGCCCGGACTGCGTGTAATGCCGTCGCAGTTCGTTTTCTTTCGGTTCTTCCTTTGTCCAAAATCCGACATAATAAAGCGGTTTACCGTCGACTTTTTGCACTGACGGAACCCACTCCTGCTCCGATGGTGAATAATCGTGCCTGCATTTCGTCGGGTCATGCAGATGTGCGATCGTTACGCCTGACAAGCCGTTCGGCCCGTTCTGGCACGCGACAGCGTTATGTCCGCCAAGCAGATCAGCAAGACCGGCCGCCTTGGCTCGGTCTTCGATCTGATTTGGCGAACAGTCTGGAATGAACGTGAGGAAATGCACTCGGAACCTCTCGCAAATTATGGCAGGGCAACGGCAGCAGCAGCAGTCAACACCTTGCCGTGTAGCGTGATCGTTGCGGATCCGTCGTCGTTGTTACTCACGGAAATGCTGTCGGTGTCAGCAAGGCCCGCGGCAAACGTGAATCGAACGTGCTCCGATGTCGCCGCTGCTGTGAACACTCCAGAATCGGCCCGCTTCTTCATGTAGAAGTTGGCCGATGTCATCGCCGTAAAGTCGCCAACAGTTCCGGCGATTGAGTCGAAGTCATTTACAGTGAGTTGCATTGTCGGCATAGCGGCTTTGATCGATGCAAACAGCGGGAAGGTTGAGCCAGATCCCAAAGGCGGCTTAACGACTTCAATGCCCGGCGTCACCCGAAACGACTGCACGCCAGCGATCGCAGTGCCATTGATATAACACGGCCCGAGCGTGTATTCAGCACTGAATGCCTGTGCCGCGATTGATTGACTGGTTGCGTCGTCGCATCCCTTCGTCACACCGTCAGCAGACAGCCAATGCACGTCCATGTTTGCTAGTGCGAAGTCCCCGTCCTGCGATGCCTCAAACGATGTCGGCACGATCAAAGCATTCGCCCCGGTCAGATGCACATTGTTTGAGCCAGAAACGAAAACGGCCCCTGCTGCTCGGATCTTGTACGGGATGGTGATCGTGCTGGCGAGAAGCGAAAGCCCAGCACTGCAAAACGCATTGCTGTTGAGTGCGACCAATGCCGCCAAGTCGCCCGACACAATCTGCGAAATCTCACCGCCAGCTTTGCCGCTGACCTGCACAACAGCAGCCCCACCGGAGTTCATCGCCTTGCGGTGTTCCTGATTGGTCGAATGATTCGCCGTTGTAACTTGGCGGATATTCGCCGCACCAAACACCGCATCAGCACATACAAAGTATTTTGGCATTATCTCGTCCTTCGTTTTCGTTTGCGGCTGTTGGCCGGGTTCAGTGCTGCGATCCTGTAATCAATCGCCAGTCGTTTTCGTTCTTCAGCGATTTCCGCCTTTGACATCACCGCAATTTCTTGCTTCTGCCACGATGCCATTCGCCTTGTATTTCTTCGCGTCCACTGTGCTTTTTGAGCCGGGCTCATTGCAGCCCACTCCTCCGCTGGCAACTTCGATCCCAAAGCCGCCCTAATCTGCAGCCTTGCCCCGTCAGGTGTCGCCGTGATCTTCGTCCTGATCGATTCTTTCAACTTACCGCTGGCGACGTTCGGAAGGTTTTTTGTGTGGTACAGTCGGGCCTTTGTTTTTTCCCACTTTGCTGATCGTCGCCGCGCCCCGTATTCGGCGTAGGCAATCATCTTGAAGTGCTTCGGCAGTCGATTCGCAACATGGCGCTCCATGTTCTCGCGATGCAACTGCCGCATGATTCTGTTGTGCACTCGCGGAAGTAATTGAGCCCGCTGGATTTCCAGAACGATGTTGATCGTCATATGAAATCAACGCCCATCGAAATAACGAAGTTCCATTCACTCCCGCCGCCGTTCACGTCTGGATCCAACCGCCCCGGCATCAATGGAATATCGAGGCTGTCAATCATTGACTGGCCAGCCCCTCCGACAGCTCCATTGATCGCGGCTAGCATCGCTGAAAACTGTTGCCAGATCCAAATGTACTGCACCGAGTAAGTAGCCTTTTCAGCCTCTGGCATTTCCAAATAGAACCGCATTTCGAAAACTGCAGTCCCCTGAAGCCGATTTGCCAGCCATTTCGTTGACAGGCTTGTGATGTCCAACACGATGCAAGGATTTGAGCTTGATGTCGGCTCGTCCTGATCAAGCTCAACGGCTCCGTAGTGAATTCGCTTGGCTGCTTCGGCCGATGTAGAGACACCGCAAATAGTTTGCCATGCGGACAAGCCGGAAAGCATTGTTCGCAGACTCGCCAGCGATGTTCCAACGTCCAGAGCTGCCATTAAATGTCACCAGTTCGGAACACTCGCCCGCCCTTAACTTCCTGCTGAGTGCGTGCGAGCTTTGCCGTTTTCATTCCCTGCATTGGGTCAGACACATGAACAACTTCGTATCGAAACGCCCCGATCTGGACCGCATCGGCCTCTGTAAGTGTCGACGTTTCGGCAATGTCGAACGTTCGTGAATGCGTGTAACCGCGTCCGCGAACGTCGTCGATTGCTGGCATGTCGTCGCCGGGGTTGCCAATGATGGTTTTGATGTTGCCTGCATCACCTCCAACAAAACGCTGGCATGTTTCGGCGAAGTCATCGACTTGCAGAAACACATCAGCCACGTCGGAAATGATCAGGTTTTTCAAGGACATTACGCACCATAAGCGAAGTTGAAGATCGGCCGAACTGTCGCAACCGTAATCGATGGAACGCCAGTTCCTGATGCCTTGGCAACTGCGATGTAAGGCTGAACGTTCAGGCCAGAACCGAGCGCCGACATGTCAAACGTCGTATCCTGAGCGACTCGCTCGCCTTCAATAAAGAAGCGAACGTCTGATAGACCTTTTTCAAAGTCGATCTTGAAAGTCTTGTACACGCCTGCCAAAGTCTGCCCAGTTGCCTTGTCGTCGTTGTCGACTGTCGCGTCATCTGTTTCGACGACAACTGCAGATGTTGAGGCTGAGCCCTGAATTCTAAACCATGCGTTCGTTGCGATGCTGTCCAGCGTTGCGTTGTGTGCCGACGCAAGACCGAACACGATTGAGGTCACTGAATCTACACCCGCGACGAGTGCCACGAATTCGATGTACTTCAGCGTGCGAACGTCGAACGCCAGAACGTCGTTGTGGTACAGAACAGCAAGCTGTGATTCGCTGGTGCTCGTCAATGTCAGCTTAGCTGCACCGCCGTCAGCAGTGACACAAAGTGCAGTCGGAGTTGTTCCGGTAAGAACCGCCGTCCAACCGTTTTGACCTGGCGTTGTCGTAAACGCCTGCGCTCGTGTGAAATGTTCTCCGCCGATTTGCGGCCATTCGATTGTACCACGATTGATCATCGTTATTCACCTTTCGAGTCTGTTTGCCCCTCTCGGGGACTGAGCTATTCGCGGGAAACATTCCCGAGCAGATCTACTGCCTCAAGCCAGCCCTCGGAAGGGCTGGCTTTTGGCTGACGCAACAACGTGGTCAATTATTCCCCGTTGTGTTTCTGCATACCGCGATGGTCCAGAGCCTTCGCGGCTACTGACTGCAACACGTAGTAAGTGCTTGCGAGGGTATGCTCGTCACGCACTTCACGCACCTGTGGCGTTTCTTGACCAGCAAGAAACGTTACTTCGACTGTTTCAACTCGCGTTGGGTCTGCGAACAGATAGAACGCTTTTGTTGATGCTGCATCAAGCAGTGGTTCCACGACGAGTTTCAGAGATCGAGTCGCGTTAAACGTTCCCGCCCCGGTTGATGCTGGATCGTAAATCGAGTTGATCAGCACTTCCGCTGTTGTTTCCAGTGTTGCCGGAACAACCAAGTAGGACGGAGTCAGATTCAGGATGTCTGAGGACTCAGTTCCCTCTGGCGTGTTCTCGCCTCTCATCAATCGCATCAGAGCCTTCATCGCTCCGATGGTTGCTGATGTTGGCGTTGCAGATCCAGTCGTGAGATTCTTTCGGAATCGCAAGCTCGCTGGCGTTTCAAGAAACAATGCCTGCCCGTCTCTCATCGTCGGGTTACTCGTAACCTGAGCCCACGCAACCGTGTTTACGGTTCGCGCGGCAGCATCGCCCAACTTCATCGGTGTTGATGTCAGTGCTGACATGTCATCGTTGACGATCAGCTTGTAGCCGAAATCAATCCCGATCGATCGGCATTCGACAGCATAGGCTGCCTTGCCGTCCGCCATGCTCGCCATTTCTGGACGCACGGAATCATTCCACACTGGCAGGTTTGGAATGGCTCCCAACTGCATCCGGTGAATGTTTTTGAAGTCGGTCGCTGACTGGCCCTGCTTCATTGGTCCGCGCCATGTGGCAGGAACTTCCTGATAGCCGATCATCATTGACTTGTTGACCGCGTCCAAAGTCAGATTGCTGAATGAACCTGACCCGTGGTAAGCCGCACCGCCAGGAGCCGCACGAATACCAGCCTTTTCAGGACCGAACATTGCACAGATGGCAATCTGGTCGCGGGTCAAACCGAGCGTCTGAACGCCGCGTGAGCGAACGTATTCAGCGGCCATGTCGAACAACGTTGCATGACGAAAATTGTCAGCAGCCTTGCTTCGCTGTGCGGCAGGGTAGTATTTTTCGAGCTTTGCTTCGTTGCCATTCAATGCAGCTCGGCAAGCTGTCAAAGTCAATGCAGAGCGGAGATCGACTTCCAGTCGCTCTGTGCCACTGGAAATGTGCCGAACAGTTACACCGTAACCGATGTTTTCCGTCTGCTTGGCTTTTGCGTCCTTGATGTGCTTTCGAACGGCCGCAATGTCTTCCAATGCTCGGCATGTTTCGATTTCGCCGGGCATGTCGGCCATTTCGCACAGTTCGCGGACATCGACTTCAAACGCCTTGCGAGTTGCAGCCTGATCGGCGATCGCCTGACGGGTCGCATCAGCAACCAGCTTGGCAAGATCGGCAGCGGTCGGCAGAGTTTGAGTCTGCTGACTGCGTTCTTCTTTCTTGACTTCGCCGAGATTACCGGCGTTGTCGATCAACCATCGCTGAGCCTGTTCGTCTGTGTGTTCCGCTGGCATACCTTTTGACACCAGCAAAGCGCGTAGTTCTGGATTCATTGCAAATTCTTCCTGTTCTTCTGAGGACTTGAAACGGACTGCCGCCGGGTCCAGCCCTCGCAGCTTCGCTTGATCATCTGCCCCGATCGGAGTCAACGAGACTTCCCGGAGCCGCCACTTCGTCACAACATTGACCGGCCCTTCATAGGTCCGATTTCCAATTGTTTTCTTTGCACCGGCTTCGATGTACTGGCGTTTCAGAACGTCATACCCAACGGACACGTCCGTGATATGCCCGTCGCGAACGCCGCCAAGTGCGTCGTCAGATTCTTTGCTTTTGCGAAACACCAGCGTTGCAGTGATTTCGTTTCCGTTGACTTTGATTTCCCGAGCGGAACCAAGCTGATCTTTGACAGATCGGCGTTGATGTGAGTCGAGAAACGGCACTTGCCGATTGGATGGGAACTCTGCTCCGGATGGCACCAGAACTTCCGGAACCATTGCTTGGCGGCCCCAGTCGGGCATGTCCACCGGCTGCTCAGTGCTAATGACCGCTTCAACGCTTCGTGTTTCTTCGTTGAACGTCGCGGCGCGAACGCTCAATGATCGATAATTCGTGTCGGCTGTTGCCTGATCACGTTGGCTTCGCTTACGCATTTATTGCTTCCTCCAGCATGTCGTCCTCGACTGAATCCTCTGGCAATTCTTCTTCGCTGGAGGCTGCCATTTGCTGAACGGCCATTTGATCCTGAGCGTCGATGCCCATGATGTTATTGATGACTTCTGTCGGGATGCCCTTGGCCTCCGCTACTTCGTAAAGCTCGGCAACATCATTCAGCACGTCTCGCCAGTTTACGTTGATTTTGGCGCATTCCATTTGAAGCGAAGAAAGCCCAGCGTGAATTCGTTCGCTGGCTGCTCTAACGTCATCCTTCGGATTGATGGAAAGAGCGACGGGGCCTTGCCAGTTTGCCGATGAAAACATTTCCGGATTAGACTGGAACTCTTCAGCCGACACGATGCCATCGAAGTAACCTTCAAAGACTGCGGTGCGAAGAATCGTTTCCCAAATTGGCTGGCAGTAATGCGACGCAAACCACTCCTGAACGATCTGGATTTCTGGCCAGCAATCGTTGTCCGCTGATCGCTCAGAACTGAATGAGCTATTGCGATAATCGCCGGTTACAGTGCTGGCCTTAGTTCCAGGCAGAGCCGCTGCCGTACCTCGCTGGAGATGCTGCACGAAGGCTTCCGGGTTCATGTTTGGCTGATTAGGCGAAAGCAACTCGAACGATCCGTCTTTCCCTTTGTTGATCACCATTCCCGGCTGAATTTTATTGATCGTGTTGCCGTCGCTGTCGGTCAGATCAGATCCATCTGCAGAGTTTGAATTGTATTCAGTTCCCTGATTGAGCCCGAGCTTAGTCGCTCCGGTTGGCTTGCTGTAGGCTGCAACCATGCACGAAGCCATCGCAGACGCAGTCAACACGTTGTATTCAAGGTCTTCTGTGCGTCGTGCGCGAAGAATTGCCGACGAAAACCACGGTACACCGCGAACTTCGTCAATGTCTTCCTCAAGGTATAGATGTCCAATCTTGTCGATTGGCACTCGTGTTGCTGTCGCTGGAGCTGCGGCCGCATCAGAAACGAGGTTGTTTTTGACCCAATATGCAACTCGCTCCTCGTTCGCGTTGAATTCGATTCCGCGAAACAGGCGATGCCCCTCCGGCAGTGTGGTTCGCAGGATTTCTGATTCACTGGCGAGTCTGCACGTATCGACCAACTGCAGGACCACCGCAATCGGCAGGTTCCGGCGTAATTGTTCGGCCTGACTGATCGGCTTCATTCGATAGAGCGTATCGCCTGACAAAATCGTCGACCGGAATGCCAATCTTTGCTGGCAGCCCATCGTTAAACCGCCTTTTCCAGGCAGTCCACGGGCATCGAATCCGCTCTGCAACTGCTCCCACAACTGCATTGCACGCTCTCGAAACGGCACATTCGGAGTGCCATCGGCGAACATTGCCAGCGATTCAGGGTGCATTCCCTTGCCGATCACCTTGGCTTCCAAGGATCGGACGATTTTTCGACAGCTTGGATTGTCTCGGTACAGATCCCACGACTGAGCGCGAAGAAATTCGATTCGGCTTCCCGCGACTTCGTTTTCCTTTTGAACAACTCCGCGAAGTGCGTTAAGTCGATTCAGGTTTGCGGCTGCGTACGGACCTTTTGCAGTGCCTAAAAGTTTATTGACCTGCTGAATTGTGGCCCGTGCTTCCATGCGGCGAAGCTGAGCCGCTGGCGAAAAGATGCCGACGATAGAATCAATCAGGTTCATAGGCTTGGCTCTCCGAGTGACAGAAGAGAGCACATTGAACCTGTTGAACCCATTGCAACTTCGTCCATTAACTCTTTTCGAGTCTGTCGAAGCTGAGCGAGATCAGCCATTCTCTGCCTACGACCGCCCGGACCCTGATACTCTTGCGAGGTCAAAGCCTTCAAGATTGCGGCGTTAGTCGCGTCGAGAAGATCGGAGGCAGTTGTCATGCTCGCAGTTTGCGAGACTCAATGACAAATGTCCTTACCAGTGTTGCTAGTGTGGCAAAAGAATTATCGCTCACCGTCCAGTCTGACAATCCGATGCTCAACCTTGATCACTTCAAGCTTCACTTCGACTGTCCAGGTGTGACCGCACGGGCCGCGATCTCCCTTTGTGCATTTGTCGCACTTGTAGTACCGCGTCCGGCCATGCGTTGAATACGCCGTGCCGTAACCGCCGTTTCCAGTCCAGCAAATGGGGCAATGGCGATACTCTTCAATGGTTCGCGGTTGCGGCTTTTCGACTGGCGTTTCCGCGATCTTTTGAACTGGCTTCTCTGGTCTCTGCTTACTCATTCCAGTTCCTTCCGTCCGGCCGCTGCGTTCCTTGGTTAACAATGGTTTTCCCCTGTGTGTAAATTCCAGACCGAGGCGGAAAGCCTCCATTCTCTGACACATACGCCTGAGCCAGAGCAAGACCGTACCGAATCACGTCGCGTAAATCGTTAGGCTCGTTTTCGTTCTTCTTCACCCACATCAACTTTGCATTGCCGCGCGAGTCCATTTTGTCCGCGATAGTGCCGTTGCAAAGCTGCTCGAGCAGGTCCGCGTCATTTTCCGAGCCAGTGCAGAGTGATAATGATTCAGGTTCTTCTGGTAGTCGTTCATCGAGCCGGGCTTGCAGATCCGTTTCCCAAAAGTCCGTATTGACCATCAGCAGTTGCTGGCCGGCGTTGTCGCCTCTTTCGATCTCGGCAAGACGATACGGCAGCCCAGCAAGATCAGTCGATGAGCCTTTGATTGCGAGAAGGCCAGCGTGATCATTGCAAAAGTCGTACGTCTTTTTGGTGTCCCATCCTGAGTCTACAGCGGCCGCATGTGGAAGCATCGGATTGCCGCCGTCAGCGTGAATAAATGGATTTCGAATCTGAGTGTCCCAGATTTCCTGCAACGAATGGTTGTAGCCGTAATCAACCAAATGTGCCCGGCCATCAAGCCCGTGTGCCATGACTCCCCAGACCCGAAACCCGCCGTCAGATGCTTGCTGGTCGATCGTGACGGTCAAAAGCCGAGTCCACTCTGGCAATACTCGCCTCTTCATATCTGTTTTCAGTCGCTCACCAACTATTTCAGGCGTCGACTTTGACCGTCGAATCTCCCACGTTTCGCCGATGTAGGAATTGACCACGTCCTGTAGATCTTTCGGCCGCTTCTGTGCCAAGATCCACCGGCGCGGAAAGCTCCCCCACGTCTCAGTGAGTGCGTACCAACTTGCCAGCGGTCCAAATCCGACCGTGTCGGATCCATGCCGCTTGGCTCGTCCGTGAATCTTGCCATCCAGTGTGATCGTGCAGCCGTCAGGAACCCAAACGCCACGCCGCAACATGATCGTTCTGTGATGGTTTTCAATCTTCTTTTCGCAGAACTTGCAGACGTAATGAGCCGTTGCAAAGGCCAGCTCCGCATCTGAGTGCCCTGTTTCCGGATGCTCCCACGCGAACCCGCCAGGCTTTCCCTGCTCGCCTCTGACTAAGACCTGAAATTCTCCGCAGTGCGGGCACGGAACGTATCGACGATGCTGATTTGATTCGCTCATCATCTTTTCGATTCTCGACCGGCCTTTGATCGTCGGTGTTGATTCGAAAATGATTTTGTGATCGGGAAAGCCTTTGAATCGGTTCACGAACAGTTTCAGCGAGTCGCCTTCGTCCGATGCTGAGCCGTCCCATTTATCAATCTCGCTGGCATGACCGAAGAACGCTCCGACATCGGCAAGGCTCGTTTCGGATCCAGACCACCCAACGAAGACCTGACACGCTTCCAGCTTGACGTGCAGCTTGCTTCGACGTGCTTCGGGTGGCAACTGCTGCCTGACGCCTTCCGTTGACGCAAGAATCGGGTAAAGCCTTGAGCCGACAACTCGCCCGGCCGCGTCTTTTGTTGGGCCTGCAAACATCATGTTGCGTGGATTTGTGCCAGCGACTTTGGCAATCAATGACAGTGCGGTCGTCGTCTTGCCGAGTCTGGATGCCCATTGCAGCACGATTTGCCGAACTCGCGATGAATCGAACGCCTCAAGAACTCCGTCAACGTGCGGGTAGGCTGCCAGCGAGAACGGCAGACCGCTGGTTTCTGTGCCCTTTGGCATTGTCACATACTTTGGCAGCCATTCGGCAGAGGAAATCTGTTCGTGAGGTCGCAGGAACTTTGTTGCATTCAGTCGAATCATTCCCGTGCTTCCTCCTTTCCAATTTCTGCCGTCTCGAGTCGTCGCTGTGTTGCCAGCAACATATCCCGGCAATGCCTGTCTGTTTCCTCTCGCACGAAGTCCTTCAATTCCTGCGGTGCTGATGCCGCCAGCATCTCTGGCAACTGCATCACGCCCGTTCTCAACTCGATCAATGCTGTGGCCGCCCAAAGTTCCACATCCTGCCGGTCAATCACGGATCCCTTTTCACGATCCAGTTCCAGCCGCTTTGACTCGACTTGAATCTGTCCAAGTTCAAAATCCTGTTGCCTTTTCGCCGCTGCCAGATCGGTTTGTTGGATCCAGTTGCACCGCCATTGAACAATCTGCTTGATAGGCCATCGCCCAGGCTCACCAGGCATTGCTGGCGTTTTCAGTCTCCACTGCCTGACTGTGTGCTCATCCAGCCCGAAAAACTCTGCTACTTCTCCCAATGTTTTCAGGTCAAACCGATCACGCTCTTTGGTTGATTGCTCAACCTCGGCAACCAACTGCATGACCGCTTCAAGGTCTTCAGGAGTTTCCGCCGAGCCGAGCAATTCTTTCAGCGAGTTTTCGTTTTGACTCTGCAAA